GGAATGGAAAGATGAAAATTGGGAGGACTATTATTATCTTACTGATAATATCATTGACGCAGCTGTTTTATGGAAAAAAAACAGTTATATACCTAATACTTTTATGGGAATTAGTTTTCAATATCAAAAACATTTATCTTTAGGAAGGGGTGGTGTTTTATTAATGGATGATGAAATTGCCGCAAACCAAATTAAAAAAATGTCGTATGACGGAAGATTACCTAATATACCTTGGCGCGAACAAGATATTGATACAATTGGATACCATTATTACATGACACCTGAAACCGCCCAAAACGGTGTAAATAAATTTCAAGAGGCTGTCAACACAACCCCGAGACAATGGGTAGTATCAGATTGGCCAGACTTGACACAAATGAAAATATTTCAATCCTAATGTATCAACTTTGGAGAAACATATCACTGACTGAGGGAGAACCTCTAACACCACTTTTCTTGGAAGAAGAAAGCGAAGACTTGGAACGTCTCAAACAAAAATCAAAAGACAAACCAGGTCAATTTACAATAACTAATAAATTTGATAATACAATCATAGAAAATTAAGACAAAATGAGCAAAGTAGCATTTATAACAGGTATCAACGGACAAGACGGTAGTTATTTAGCTGAATACCTTTTAACACTCGGATATGAAGTACACGGAATGGTCAGAAGAAATTCGATGTCAGAAAATCAAGACTCAAGAGTAGCACATTTAGAAGGTAAAATTCACACACATTATGGAGACTTGCTTGATGAAAGTTCAATAGACAGAACGCTCGTACAAGTAAAACCTGATGAAATCTACAACATTGGAGCCCAAAGCCATGTGAGAATTAGTTTCGACATGCCACAGTTTACTGTTAAAACTAACGCTTTGGGAGTACTCAATATGTTAGAATCATATAGAAGAATTTGTCCTGAAGCAAAATTTTATCAGGCTAGCTCATCAGAGATGTTTGGTAATAGTGTTGACGAAGATGGATTTCAGAGAGAAACCACACCAATGCATCCCGTGAGTCCATACGGATGTTCAAAAATGTTCGGGTACTCAATTGTTAAAAATTACAGAAACTCATACAAATTATTCGCTACAAACGGAATTCTTTTCAATCACGAATCACCAAGAAGAGGTTCTAATTTTGTGACTAATAAAGTAGTTAAAACAGCAGTTCAAATTTACTTAGGGCTTGCAAAAAAATTAGAATTAGGTAACTTGGATTCATTCAGAGATTGGGGGCACTCAAAAGATTACGTCAGAGCAATGCATATGATTATAAATCATAGTGAAGCTGACGATTTTGTTGTGTCTACTATGGAAACACATTCTGTAAGACAAATGACAAAATATGTCTTCACAAAACTCGGAATGAACTATGAAGACTTTGTTGTACAAAACAAAATTTTTATGAGACCTGAAGAACTTAAATATTTGAAAGGAGACTCAACAAAAACAAGAACAATACTCGGATGGAAACCTGAATATACCTTTGAAGGCATGTTGGATGAAATGGTAGACTATTGGTTGAAATATTTTAAAACCCATTAATATGATTAATGTACAAATAAGTGTAGGTGAATTGATTGACAAATTATCAATTTTACAAATTAAAAAAAATAAAATAGACGACGAAAAAAAATTGAATTTTATTCATAATGAATTTGAATGTCTTTATAATGTTGCGTCTCATTATTTGAATGACAAACAGATTGACGAGGCTTATCACGACTTAGTCAATATAAACACAATTCTTTGGGATGTTGAAGACAAGTTAAGAGAGTATGAAAGAATTCAAACTTTCGAAAATCATTTTGTTTCTCTGGCTAGAAAAGTATACATTACCAATGATAAAAGATTCAAAATAAAAAATTTAATAAATGAAATATCAGGCTCAGAGATAAGAGAACAAAAAAGTTATGAAGATTATCAAACACCTGAAGAAAATGTTGAAACTGAAAATAAATGGATTTTTGAAAGTCCCGATGGTGGTAAAACAATTTACAAAAGACCTTTCGGCTCTTCTCATGATAAACGTGAAATGATAAAAAATGAGTAAAACAAGAAAATTACCCATAACCCCTATTCCAACCCCAAACCAAAAACCAAAAACAAAAAAAGATTTAATTAATCAAATTTTAAAAAAGAAAACCAAAGATAAATTTTTAAGTGAAAGTCAGAAAGAATATTATGAAATTTTAAAAAACAATCAAATTACAATTTGTAGTGGACCAGCCGGTGTTGGTAAAAGTTATATAGCAATGAAATGTGCTATTGACCTTCTTATCGACACTGAGAATTCTTTTGAAAAAATTATAATTGTTAGACCTGCGGTAGAAGCTGAGGAGAAACTTGGTAGTTTACCAGGTGGTGTTGAGGAAAAATTAGACCCTTACATTTTTCCGTCTTATTATTTATTGAATAAAATTATCGGCAAGGACTCAAGAGAAAAACTAAAAGAGGCTGAATCTATAGAAGTTTTTGCATTAGCTTATATGAGAGGAATGAATATAGATAACTCGATATTAATATTTGAAGAAGCTCAAAATGCCACCCCAAATCAAATGAAATTACTTCTGACAAGAATTGGGTTTAATTCAAAATTTTTTATATCAGGTGATTTGGACCAATTTGATAGACATAAAGATAAAACCCAAACAGGACTTTGGGATGCTTTGGAAAAATTCAAAAAGATGGATGATGTAGGTGTATTCGAGTTCAAATCAGTTGATGTTGTCAGAAACCCCTTGATAAGCAAAATTTTGGAAAGATACGAAGAATGATTATTGGTATAGAAATTAATGGAGTTTTGAGAGATACTCTCAGAAAAATACAAGAAGTTTATCAAAAATGGTATATTGATAATCCATTTATTGAAGAAAGTGAAAAAACTTTCGAATATAAAGTTAATTCTGATGTGACTAGCCTTAATATTGATGAACATTTAAGTTTTAAAGATAAAGACGAACTTTATAATTTCCTTTATAAAGAGTATACGATGGAAATATTTGGACACGCAGGGTCGGTTGAATATAATGGAATGACTGACCTAAATGAACTTTATTTTGATTTAAGAGAAAATCATGATATTTGGATTATATCTGACGAAATCGGAAAATCAAAACCAGCTTCTCTTTTTTTTCTCTCCAAGTTCGGATGTTTAATAGAAAATTACAAATTTTACAGTGAAACAACAATTGATTCTATGTGGAATTCTTTAGATATAATAGTCACAGCAAACCCAAATTTATTATCTAACTATCCGTCTAACAAAACTTTAATTAAATATAAAACCAACTATAATTCACATATTCCTTCATCCTACGAAGTGGAGAATATAAAAGATGTAAAAGAAAAAATTTTAGAAATATGTTAAAGGTATTAGGAGAAAATTATTTTGTTGATTTGGACCAAATAGAAAAATATCTCGATATTACAGAAAATTATAGCGAATTTACAGGTGGAACAGAAAGTAAAATAAATATTATCAAATTTGAAATGGTGAAAATGTTGATGGAGGTATTACTTACTGAAAACAGTGAAATGGATGACAAATTGGGTTTGAAATCCAAGGAGATTAGTATACCTTTTAAAATCGCTTTTAACTCACTACTAAATAAAAAACTAATTAATCATTATTAAAATGTCTAACGTAAACAAAGAAAAAGTAGAATTATCAATCAAAAATCTGCGAGATAGAAAATCAAGAATTTACCTTTTTGTTCAAGATACAAAAGGTAATGCTAAGGGTTCCATCAGATACATTTATCAAATGGCAATGACTCTAAAAAATGCTGGATTCAATCCAATTTTACTTCATGAAAAAAATGAATATACTGGAGTTTCAAATTGGTTGGGTAAAGATTACATGGACTTATTACCTCATCAATCTATTGAAGGTCAAAACTTAGAAATTACACCTGAGGATTTTTTAGTAATTCCTGAAATTTTTGGTTACGTAATGGACCAAGTAAAAAAATTACCTTGTGCTAAGATTGTTTTGGTTCAATCTTATGCATTCATCACTGAAACATTACAGCCAGGTCAAAGTTGGTCTCAATTTGGTTTTTATAAGTGTATTACTACCAATGGTTCTCAGAAGGAATATATTGAGAAAATTATGAGACAATCTTCATTTGATATATTGGAACCACAAATAAGTGAGTGTTTTACGAAAAGAACTGTTCCATCATTACCTATTATCGCAGTTCATACAAGGGAACAGGAAGACACTATGAACATAATCAAAACTTTTTATCTTAAGTTTCCACAATTCAGATGGTTTACATTCAGAGATATGAGAGGGCTTAGTGAAAAAGATTTCGCTAATTCATTAAAAGAGTCTTGTCTTAGTGTATGGGTCGACAACAAATCAGGATTTGGAACATTCCCATTAGAATCCATGTCTTGCGGGGTGCCCTGCTTAGGTAAGATACCTGATTTGAAACCAACTTGGATGACAGAAGAAAATGGTATTTGGATTACAGACGTTACATTAATTACAGATTTTATTGCAGATTTCATACAAAATTGGTTAGAGGATAATATCAGACCTGAACTTTATACCAACATGGAATCGACTTCGCAAAAATTTATGAATAAACAAAAATTCGAAACAGAAGTTACAGAACTTTTCTCTTCATTTTTCGATAAAAGAGCTGATTCTTTCGAAGAACAACTTAATAAATTAGATAACTAATATGAAAAAAATTTCTCTTTCAGTGATTCTGCCTATAAAATCTGCAACTACAAAAGATTTTTCGGATTACTTCACCAAAGCAATTAACACATTAAAAAATCAAAAAATCGAGTTTGAAGAACTCGTAATTATACCGACCCAAGAAGAAACTTTGAAATCTTTTTTGATGTCTTATGATTTTGGTAATTTGAATGTTGTAATTGAAACTTGGGAAGATATCCCGAATTTCGCAGCACAAGTAAACTTCGGAGTAAAAATAGCTAAAGGTACTTGGATATCTGTACTGGAATTTGATGACGAATATTCAAACATTTGGTTTGATAATGTCCTAAAATACTCTGAATCATTCCCTGAAGTACAAATGTTCTTACCTGTTGTAGTAGAAACCGATGAAAAAGGTGGGTTTGCAGGATTTACGAACGAGGCTACATTTGCTGCAAATTTTTCTCAGGAGATGGGAATCTTAACAAATGATACCTTACAAGATTATCAAAATTTTCAGGTGTCAGGTTCGGCAATCAAAAAAACATTATTTGAAGATTTTGGTGGTATAAAAACCTCTATAAAACTAACTTTTGTTTACGAATTTTTATTGAGACTCACTTATAATTCAGTCCATATTATGACAATACCAAGATTAGGATATAAACATACTAATATGAGGGAGGGCTCTATTTTTTGGAATTATAAATTTGGTGATAGTATACTGAGTGAACCTGAGGTTAGATTTTGGATTAAAAGTGCAAAACAAGAATATTTTTTTACTGACGATAGAGTCATAAAATATGAACAATCCACAAGTTAATTTTGAAAAATCTTTCTGCGAACACAGAGGATGTTTCATCAAAGAAAAGAGGAAGAAAAGTTGTAAAAGAGAATTATTTCGATGTTAGAGAAGAAAATGCCGTAAAAAAGTTTTTAGTAGCAGAAACGGTGGAAGAAAAAAATAAAATCTACAACGAGTTTCTCAGAGCCCCTTTAGACAAGATGATTTCATCCATAATACGAAGGTATAAACTTTATCGTAAGGATATGGATTTTATAGAAATTCATACTGATACTCATTCTTTCCTTATGACCAAGGTAGATAAATTTAGGCCTTCAAAAAACAAAAAGGCTTACTCATATTTTGGTACAATTTGTAAAAACTATTTGATGGGGCAAATTATCAAGGACCAAAAAGAAACAAACAGAAAGGTCTCATATGAAGACATATCATTGAGTTTAGAGGAAAGACCTGATTTGATTTATAGAATTGATGAAGATGTTATTGACACCAATCTTTTACTTTCAAAATATCTTGAAGAATTGAAAAGTTTTGTATCATCCGAAAATTTGTCTGAAAATGAAAAAAAATTAGGGTTAGCTCTAATAGACTTATTTTACAACTATGAGACAATTTTTACAGGGGAAGAAAACAACAAGTTTAACAAAAATATCATTTTACTTTCTCTCAGAGAAATGACAAATCTTAGTACGAAAGAAATCAGGGGGTCCATCAAGAAATTCAAAAAACTTTATACTTCATTACAGATAAAGTTTAAAAATATTTAAATAAATATTTATAGGCATGCCTAGACCACAAAAAAAAGAAATAAATCTAACCAAAGAATCAATGTTATCATTGATGCAAGAGATTTACAACGAATTAGTAGAACAGAGAAATACTGCAATAAGAATTCAGAACAAAATGTTGAATTTTATGAAAGGTGCTGAAGACATGCAGACAATTGGTCCTGTAATTGAAAAACAACAAAAAATAATAAACGACTGTGTTGAAAAAAAATTGACTCTTTCAAAACTTCAATCATCCATTTGGGAAAAGTCAAATCAGAATACAGAGTCTTTCACACTTTCTGACTTGGATGATGATTTACTTCAGAATCTGATTGAGAAAGATGTTTCCAATGATGAGGAAACTTACAAAATGAAGTAAATGCAATCCTTCAATTCCTCTATAGACGTATCGAATTCAAGTCAACAGATTGATGCAGAAATCAATGCAATCAAAGCTTATAAGGAAACCGTTGATGCTGAGAAAAAAATAAGAAGAGAGTTAAAAAACTCAGTTGCAAAATCAGCTGAGATGACCGCAAGTCAACTTAACAAAATTTCACAACAACAAAAAAGATTTCAAAGAAATGTACCAACATCAACCGAACAACTATTTGGTTTCATTTCCCTGATTAAAGGTAAGGGTACCGAGGCTCGAGCCATAAGAAATATTCTTTTAACGACAGCAAGAAAATCAGAACAAGAGGTACAATCAATAATTCAAGAGGAAGCAATCAAAGCTCTTGGGTGTAGTCAAGAACAAACCTATAATGGGGTTTCTGAGGCAGCTGCAAACGATATGGATACTTTACCGGTGTCCCAATCGGTCTACATACCCTTACAATCTTTAGATTTAATATATTTAGCCAGTGGTCTTTTGAAAGTGGATACTAACTCGGCGGTAGGAAAAATACTTTACGAAACCAGTGGAGTTTCTCAATCAAATATAACACAATTCAGAAACTACGGTGGTAATCCAAAAAACGCTTTTCCGATGGACAAAACGTTGTATGAATTAACACGCTCTGCACAGTCTTTCAAACAAAAGTATGGTAGATTTTACCAAGGCACAAGTAGACAAAATCTTTTCAATATTCAGTATACCACCACAAACGAATTCGGTATTGCAGGAAATTATTTCAAAGTTGCCATGCTCAACAGACAAGGGAACCAAGTAGGAACTTTTAATTCATTTACTGAAAATAAAATCGGTCAGTGGTTGTCAGACTATTACTCAACAATAAAATTCTTCGACACCACAACACTTACAGCACAAATTTTACAATATATTTCACAATTTATGAACATGAAAATACCTGCACCATCAGGACCAATTTCAGATAACTCAAAATTTTATAAGATATTACAAAGAATTTTGGGCTTATGTTTTGACCAAAAAACTGAAATAGATGTTAGCGGAGTTGCTAAAGTAGCCGAATTGGATGGGGTTGACAATAGTTTTTTTGAATTTACTGAGGTTGATTTGAGAAATATAGACTTAAATATCTCTAATGTTCAGAACGGTGTTATGGAATTCGTTGATTGTGATAACGTTCAGGTACCTGTAGATTTTGAAAATTTAGTTAATCAATTAGTTGATTTCAGAGATAGATTGTCAGGACAAACAGAAGAACAACAGATTTCCACTATGGAAAATATAATAGATAGTTTATCTCAAAATCCAAATTGGAATGTTTATATACCAGCTTCTTTTAATGCAACGGCCTCTATCAACAAAGATATAATAAAAAACTTAGCAATTGCTGTTGCTAGTGCCGCTTTAAGTCCCAAAGTTCTTTTACCAATTTTTATTCTGTTAAAATTTACAGAAAATACTTACAATCTTTCATACAACCAAGTTATCACAACCGCAACCACCATCAACCAATTGAATATACCATCATCAAATATTATAACAAATTCAGTTGAATTTATAAAAAAATTCAAAAAATTTATGATTCAGGTTGTAAGTAGAATTGGTGCAATCTTCATTAGAAACCTATTTGATTTATTAAAAAAAGAGTTATTAAATATAGTGACTAGCTTAGCGTTGGATATTTTAAGAGAGCAAAAAAAGAAAGAATATAAAACAACAATAAGACTTATTGCAATTGCTGCAAACGTAGTGAAAGCAGGGTTCTTCGATGCCAGAAAATGTCAATCACTTTTAGATGAAATAAAAAATATTTTGAAGTTACTTCAAGCTCCCATAAATCCGGGTCCACCACCAGGTAAAAGAAAAAAAATAAATTTAGCACTCGCGGTTTTAACTGATTTTCTACCTGGAGAATCTCCACAACGGGGTTTCCTGAATACAATCAAATACTTACAAGAGGCAGGAATACCAACTAACGCTTTACCAAATGGTCAACCAAATTTGATGTTAATCTATAATTTGGCAACTCACCGTGGAAGAAGCGATGAACAAGCCGAAAATGGTGTCAACGATTGTTATACACCGACTGGCCCATGTTTTAGTAAGCCAAGATAATCTTTTATGAAAAAAGAGGAATACGATAAAATATTAGAACAACTTCAAAATTTAAAAAATTTACCTAACAATAAATTAATTGATTGGATGGATAAATTGTCGACAGACTTCGAAATAAAAAAAGCCCAAATTATTAATTTGACTTTAGAGTTAGATAATGTAGAGTTGTTATACAATAACATCCTAAAGGAGTATCAAAACAGAAATAAATAATGACGCCTATATTTTATCAGTGTACTGTTTTGAATAATCAAGACCCTCTAATGTTAGGAAGGGTCAGAGCCAAGATTAATGTAATTAACTTTCCTGATGTTATAGCGTCCATAACTTCACCAAACTGGAATGAGGAAAAGGATATATGGACAGAGAGAGACCCCTTAGTATTTTATCCATTATTACCTTACTTCGTTTATCAGGTACCCAACGAGGGTGAATTAATTCAAGTAATTTTTGTAAACCCTGATTTCAAATATCAAAACCAATACTATGTTCAGAGTAATTTCTTCTCACCAAACTCCGCATTTAACACATTGAATTCTGGTGGGGCTAAATTCACAGGTACGGGAATGCAGTTCAAGCCACCGAAAAACATTAAAAATCAAAATGGAACTTGGCCGGCAAAAAATGTATTGAAGGGTATCTATCCTGAACCTGGTGATAACGCACTATTAGGTAGAGGAAGCACAGACGTAATTTTAAAAGAGAATGACGTTTTGGTAAGAGCTGGTAAATACTCCCAAACACCACAATCGAATATCGACACACCACCAAATAATAACAGAGCTTTTTTACAATTATCAATATTTGATAGGTCCAAAACATCGGAAACAAAAAAGAAAGAAATAACGTCCAAACCAATTACTTTATTTGTAAAACATTTAATCGAGTGGGTTATTTTAAATCCTGAAAATACGCAAAATAGTTTTACAGGTTCAATCAATCTATACTCACTGAAACAATCATCCTCTACCGATACCAAGAACATTCAGGTGTCCACAAAAATTCCTGAGTCCAATAAGTTTTTGATTTATAGAGAGGATTTTACTGCACTCACATTTCAACAGGTAGTTGATAAAATTAATAGTTTTATTAAAAATTGTAATGACAAGAATGTTGCTTCTAATGGGAGACAACTATTTTCTGACAACCAAAACAAATTTCCAATTTATTTCAGACCAAGTGAATTTGTATATAATTTTATTTCGGATTCATCACCCGCTACAGAAATTCAACAAACAATAAAAGATAACTTAGAATCTTTCAATAACAGAATAAAACTTATTCAATCAGATGAGACCGCAACTTCTGATAGTCAATTTGGACTTATTTGGAAAAAAGATACTGTAGGTCTTCCAATTCAAAGTGAAATAGTGGAGTATACCGCATCAGAGTTTGAATCAGTCCCCAAAACATACTCGGTCTTGGGTGGTCAAGAAATTTATCTTCTGAGCCAAGACTCCTTGGGAGACAAAGAAAAAATAAACTTTGCCGATACAATATACGGTATACCCCCAAGTGCATTTACTGAAAATATACAATCAAAAACATCATCATTGGTCAGAGGTGAAGAACTACTCGAATTAATTAACTTAATAGTTAGATTTCTACTTACACACACCCACGCATATCCAGGTTTACCTCCTGTTGATGTTACAGAGGATGGTGTAACATCTGATAACATTTTGACAGAAATACAAAAAGCCACTACAAAAATATTAAATAGTAATATCCGACTTAATTGATATTTATTAAAAAAGTTTGATGTCAATTTTAAGGTCATATGTAGATAAAAATAACACAATAGTTTCAAATTCTTATGTCAACACAGGTAGGAATCCAGTGTCGGAATTGAATTTTGGCACTTCATTTTTAGCTGTTCCCAATTTTGGTTTCTCAAGAATTTTATTTGATTTGGATTTGGATTTACTTGTAGGGAATATTCAAAGTGGTGTAATATCTACAGGGTGCACATCTGCAATGACTCATACACTCAAAATGACAAATACATCGTCATTTGATAATGAACTCCTCAACACTTTCATGTCAAATGATAGGAGGCGCGCCAGCTCATTTGATTTGATTCTTTTCAGAATACCAAAGACATCAGGTGCTACAGGAAATTTACAACCATGGGACGAGGGAGTAGGATACGATTACAATGACTTCAACTTAGCAAAAAACTCAGCTGTTGGAGGTTCCACTCCTTTAACTTATGTAGATACAAGAGCATATTCAACAAGACCATCTAATTGGTTCCAAAGGGAAATTATATCCAATTGGTCAGAGCCAGGATTATACAACAATAGAAACACAGGATTAGTCAATTATTCTGGCCTTACTATTATAGCGACCCAACACTTTGAGTTCGGTAATGAGGATTTAAATATGGATATGAGCAATGAGATAAATAATATATTAAACGGCACCATAACAGGTTACACTGGGTGGGGTTTGGCATATCTACCTGCTATTGAAAACATCACAGGTCTTACAGAAAGTTACAGTGTTGCCTTTTTTTCCAGACATACCCAAACTTTTTATCAACCATTCTTACTTACTACTTACAATGACCTAATCCAAGACGATAGAAATTTGTTTTTAAAAAACCAAACTAATAAATTATATCTGTATGTTTACCAAAATGGTGATACAGTAAATTTGGACCAGTTACCTCTTGTATCAGTATATCAAAGAGATAATACACTCTATAATAATCTTTCAGGATTGACAACTTGTCAAAGAACAAGAGGTGTTTATGAATGTGTAATACCTAACTCTTTTACTGGTTCTCCAACGCCATGTACGTTTTACGATGTTTGGTCTAACTTAAGAATCAACGGTCAATCAATACCAAATATAAAAAATCAATTTGTACTACAGATGTATAGCGCTGGTGTGCAAATAGGGGTCAATAGTCAAGAACCAAACAAATTTGGTTTCAATTTTTATGGAATACTACAAAACGAGAATATTATAAACTCTGATATCAGAAAGATTGGTGTGACAATAAAAAAATCTTATACTGGTCAACAACTTTTAGAAGGAATATCAGCTTTTTATCGTATTTATGTAAAAGAGGGAACAACTGAGGTTCAAGTACAGGATTGGACTCAGATAAACAGAACCCCAAACGAATATTACTTTATGATTGATATGAGAGATAAAATTCCTAATCAATATTATGTAGATATTCAGGTAAATTCATCAGGTGAAAAAGATACCTATAAAAGACAATTAACCTTTAATGTTGTAAATGAAAAAGATAGTTAAAATAGACGAATCAGATATAAACAGAATTGTTCATAAAGTTCTTTATGAACAACAGTTACCCAATTACATGTTTTTCAGTAATTTGGAACAATTAATACGTCAAGCAAATCTACTATTAGAACTTGACCATGATACTGTTGATGAAATTATTCTCGATGGACATGATTGGGCTGCAGACCACGTAACAGTTGCCAAAGAAAACTTAGACCAAGTTTTTGATTTTATGATGAATAAAATAAAAGGAAAAAATTATAAAGAAGAACCTTTTATGTTGGAGGGTAAGAAAAAAACGGGTACAAAACTTTGCTCAAGGGGTAAAGCAGCAGCTAAAGCTAAATTCAAAGTTTATCCATCAGCGTACGCTAATGGTTATGCTATACAGGTTTGTAAAGGAACAATGCCTGGTTTAGATGGTAAAAAACATTGTTCAGGGGTATATTGTTAATTTAGAAAAAAGATATATATTTTTTGGTAATGAAAAATAAAGAAATTGTTGGCTATATACCAAAATTATTATATAAAGTCTATTTAGCTCTAAAAGAAAAATTTGACCCACGACCACCGGTCACACAGGAGGAACAATATTCAGTTGAAATTTGCAATCAATTGATTTCTCGTAATTCCTCAAACTTAAATTACACGCCGAAATCAACGAAACGTATAATTGAAAATGAGGAGTATAGCATGTTTATTGTTATAAACAATTTTACAATTCATATAATCAATCACGTGTATAGTTATAACGTTTACATAGAAAACACGGAATTATATTCCAATTTGTTGGAAACTTTTGACTTGGAGGTTGAAAAAAGACGAGAGAATTTAGAATCGGAAATCAATAATAACATTCAACACTCTTTGAAAGACATACTTTTGAAAATAAATCAATAATTTCCTGAAAAGTATACATACAAAACTTCAGGAATTCTAAAACATGACCTTTTTTCACCTTTGTCATTTATACAAGGAATTGGTTTTAATGTGGATACAATTTGCTTTAGTTCTCTAGGTGCATTAGTAATTCCCATGTACACAGATTCTACTGGATATAATTTTTTTGGTTCATATATTTCTTTAAGTATATTTCTAATAGTTTTTTCGAGCGATTCTTTTCTCGCTTTGTATGATGTCATTGTTGGTTTGTTCCCTGTACCAATCTTGGGGTCTTTTTTCTCCTCTCTTCTTTTTTGAGAACAAGCAGCCCTTTTTTGTGAATCAGACATTTTTGAAGCTACACCCTTCGCTCTACATTTAGGATATCCCTTACTACTTGCTTCAGGTCTTCCACAAGGGGGATGTCCTCCACCTTCTTTTTTTCTACATATATTTACCCAAGGACCTACAGGTTGTTTGCTTCCTCTAGGTTTTTTCTTTGTACCAAACCAAACCGCTAAATCTTCTTTAATAAAGGTTTCATCTACTTTCGAGTTTTTATTTTCCATTTTTTTTATAATTGCGATTTTTTTTTTAGCCTTTTTTTCGTTTTGACTAATAATTTTTTTTGACCGCTCCATATTTCCGTCATAGCTGTCATATGAATTAGTTGAACTAAGATATTTCGAAACACTATCCTTGAATGGGCTTATTTGTTCTTTATCCCATGTTCGGGTTGCTAAAACCAAAGGCACTTTGAATTTACCACTATTACCTGAACCAGTTGCTTCATTTATATGTTTTTTTTTCATATATTTTGTACATTAATAAATATATTAACTGATGGATAATTCACAATCAGAACTTAAAGGCAATTTATTCTCATCTATAGGTTATAAATCTGATAAAGACTTGAGAAATTTGATTGATAATCTTACTTACGAACAATCATTAATTTTTATTAACAAAAGTTTGGAGTTTGCATATTCTCAAGGAATATTTTCTATGAATGAGACTGAAATTATTTCAAAATCATTATCAATAGTAAATTCACTTACATTTAATTCAGAGCCAAAGAAATAAAAAAAGGGTCCCGAAGGACCCTTTTATATTAAGGTTAGACCATATTATCTTAACTCTCTCAAATCAAATGTTCTAACACCATCAACCGTGATTCTACCATAGAAACGGTTGTTAACCATTTTCTTAGCGTATCTAGTCATGATACCCTTGATAGGTGTGAAGTTGAATGGGTTATACATTGTAGGTGTAAGTTGTAAAGGTACATATGGTGCGTAGATGTAACCTGTGTCAAGCAAAGACGTTCCTTTGTGACCCAACAACACTTGGTTTGGTGGGAAATAAGGGTCTCTATACACTTGATATCTACCAGCTAAAGTACCAACTCTTTCAATACCCATGTTGTATTGGTCTTGTTCAGGAGCAGCATTTGAAACGTGGAAATATTCCAAATCATCAAAGATTGCACTGATTTCAGAGGATACAACAATCCAGTTAGCGCCACCTCTGAGGGTAGACTTGTGGATTTGAGCTGAAATTTGATTGACAGCAGTGATGAGCGTTTGGTTCCAGTCTTTCTGAGTATAAGGAACAGCGTTTGTACCTAATCTCTTCCAACCGTTGTAATCCCATCTCAAGTTCCAAGCCGCACCCTTTCTAAGGTCTCTTAAGATTTCTCTATCGATTTCAGCCGCAACTTGCTCTGACAATAAAGCTGTCAATTCAGCTTCTGCGTCAATGTTGTGGAATGCCGCAACGTCTTGAGCCATTTCTGGAGACCATTGAGCTCTTAATTTTCTTTCAGTCACAGAAACTGTTACTGACATAAGGTCAAATGAAACCTCACCCATTCTGTCTTCGAATTCCAAATTCTTGTAAATTCTGTAAACAGGTGTGAAAGCTTGGTTGTTAGCTGTAGTTGAAGAAAAAGTTGAACCTGTATAACCATCGATACATCCTGTGCAACTTACGCAACAAGGAACTTGAAGGTCTACTTCCAAATAAATTTCTCCATCAGGAGTACAAAGGTCATCATACTGACCACCTCCTGTTTTACTTTGAGGGAAAAGTGCATCAGCATTGTTATTGCCATACTGAACAATACCTTTACCATATCTTTGAGTAACTACTCTAAATAGGTATGGTCCAACGTTTCTACCAACACCTGTTGTTGTGTTAGTTGCTGTTGTACTTCCGTAGAGAGTAAGGTCAGCTAAGAAAGACTCGTTATCCATTGGTTGACCATCAGGACCGATAAGTTTACCAGCGCCATCAGATGCGAAACCTGACATGATAAGTAGCACTTTTCTGTAGTTATCATTGCCATAACCTGACACAGCTAAATCTAATGTTGTGTTATTCCAAACTGCAGTTACTGCTGTACCTGTAATAGCTGAGAATTGCCCCTTGGAATAATCGTACAAACCTGGAGGGTCTAAAGCTGGTTCATTACCCTCATAAAATCTGTCATACAAATCTCTCCCTGTGTTGAAATCATATCCCACATTAGGGTCTGTAGGTCCACTTGGTGCGCCTACTGGTTTGAAATGAATACCTGTGTTGTCATCTTGACTACCACCTGTTTCGTAGTTTTGAATGTTAGGTACAAAGTAGAACAATTTACCGATTGGTAAGTTCATAGCTTGTACAGATACGATATCGTTAGCTAACAACTTAGAGAAAACTCTTCTAACGATAGGGAAAACCACAGTTTCGAATGCACCTGTATCAGATGTAGTCGCTGCTTCATTGATTAAATAGCTAGCTTGGTTTTCATAGAGCTGTGCTACGTTCTCTCTCATGTGACCTTTAAGACCCTCTAAGAATCCTAATTTGTCCCATTTTGTGATTGTGTCTTCTTTGATAACTTTAAGGTGCTTAAGACCGATGTTACCAACTAGACCTGATTCTAATAATGCTCCCATTTTTTGAGTATTTTAGTTTTTGTTTATATATTATTTTATCTTAGTCATTAAATCTTTCATTCTCAAGAATTGAGGATTTTCATAAGTTTTTGACTCGATAAGATTGATTGCTGAACCTGAAGATACAGTGGTATTTAACTTTTCTACGGATTCAGTAACCGATTTAGTTTCAACAGTAGATAATTCATCTTTGATTGACTTGTAAAGAGACTTTGACTCTTTCAAAGTTTCAACAGAATCAAATCTTCTGAGGATATTAATTTTTTCTTTTTTAGTTGTTGAATGTTCCGTGAAAAGTCTTGTAGCGTAAGCTAAATTTGAATTAAAAATAGCTACCTCATTTAGTTTTTCTCTGAATAAATTCAGAGCTTTTCTATACTCTTCATTTTTTTCTCTCAACATACTAACTTCTGCTTCAAGAGACTCCACTTTAACACCGTTAGGACCATATGTATAATTTCTATTGTTAGTGATGCCTTTTCTCAGACCTCTACCCTCTTTTGAACCCATACCATATGTTCTAGCAGCTTCTTTAGTTTCTCTTTTTTCGAAACTTGCATCATCTCTACGAGATTTTTCTTTTTCAGAATGTGAACCCTTGAGGTGTTTCATAGCTGTTTTACCATGTTTCATCCCCAATTTTTCATCTTCTTTGTCATTATATCCCTGACGACCTTCTTTAGTTTCAACTTTTTTTGATTTATCTTCCATATTAGCACCCTTCTTGTATTCGAATTTTGCTTTACCTGTTCCGACAGATTTTGGACCTTCTTTCTTTTTTTCATCAAACCCACCTTTTGTAGCTTTGTAAGAAAATTTGGGACCAGTGCCAATTCCAACACCTTTAGGTTTAATCGCTTTCTTGTGATTGTATGCTTCTTCTAATGATTCATCATAACTTCCTTCTTCGACAATAGATTCGTTATCTTCGTCATCCTCTTCGTATAACGTCGATTCGTTTTCTTCATCTTCGTCATCCTCTTCGTATAACGTCGATTCGTTTTCTTCATCTTCGTCATCCTCTTCGTATAACGTCGATTCGTTTTCTTCATCCTCATTGTCATCTTCGTCAAGTGTGATTTCATACATCATCTCCTCTTCAGAATCCATGTCAATTTCCATGTTATCCCCTTCATCAGAGTCTAATTTAGAAAAATCAATTTTTTCCTCCTCATCTCCCGATGAAGGAGAATTGAAGATGTCGTCTACGATTTTAGCAATCGCATCGTCTTCATTGATTTTTGATTTTGACTCTTTGAGCTTGATGATATACTCACTATCAGATTCATTATCTGTGAGTTGAATTTCTTCATCGTCTTTTGTTACGATAATTCCATCCTCTTCTCCCATAGCTTTGAAGACTTTTAAAATTTCCTCATCAGATGCTCCAGTCAAATCGATTGGAGTTTCCTCAGCATCCATGTCGAGTTCCATACTCATGTCACCCGTCATGTCATCTTTGACATCTATGTCAATGTCGTCTTCCTCATCGGAATCGGGCATATCCATTTTATCATCGATGTCAATCTCATCTTGTTCAGAAAGAGATTCTTTTACTAATTGGTTGATTTCTTCCTTCATTGTAGAAGCAAGTATTCCTTTTGCATTTTCGGCTATAGCTTCTTCAACGTTTTTCATTTGAATAAGAGCCTCTTCTACTAAATTTTTATTTTCTTGCATAAGAATTTTTATTGATTTAATTAATAAATATTATCGAATTATAAAAAAGTTGATTTTCTGATGGTTATAAATTTAGTTGGTTAAGTCGAAAAACTCAGAAGTTTGTCTAGTAGTTGAGTTAAATGTATCTCCTTTCCTTATTCGCTGGTCTATCATACCACTTACTTCGCTCCAACTGTCTGTAATCATGTAATAATTATCGGTGGCCCCATCTCTATTTGTAAGGTTCACTCTGTAACTTTGTCCTGCAATAGCCTGTTTTATGTCCATTGTTGAGTTGGGTATCTGTGTAACTTTAATTGTATTGCCTGTATTATTTTGCCAAGCATCTAAATCCCTATAACTATTCAGGTAAAAAATTGCTACTTGAGTATCCTCTGAGTCTCGAGTAACGTAATATCCTGTTAAATAAAATGCCATGTTTTTTTATAAATAAATATTCCAAAAATGAAAAAGAGTGGTTTTACCACTCTTTTACTTTTCAATTACTTCATCAATTTTACTTTCAGATACTGATGTTATTCTCCAATCATACGAAAAAGTTTCATATCTTTTGGTTACTTTTGCCTCAACATCTGTGACAGAAAAACCTTTAACTAATTTTTCTTCTCTAATCTTTTTAATTTTACCTGTTGTTTCATCAGTAAGTTCATACTGAATTTTAGCTACGAAATACTTTTGGTCCATAGAATTATTTTCCCAAAAAATCGGTGAGTTTTTTCATTAAATCAATAGATTTGTCTATTTGACCTTCTGTTTTGGATTTTTTTTCTTCTTCTAAGTTTTCCTCATATTGACCCCTTTCATCAACGTTTGAGAACAAATATGCCCCTGGAGTTGAGGGTGATGAAACTAAATCAAAACATATCAACTCGAAATCTTCTTGTACCTCGTTTCTCTCACCGACTTTTTTGAGCGAACCGACGCCACGGGATGAAACCCCCATCGTAACACCCTGTCTCATTAGATTCGCAGCAATGTCTCCTTTACAAGAAACAACCCCTGACTCGTGAAATCCTGGACTTGTCAACAGTTTTAATTTACCCATCAATATGTTTTTATCCCACCAAATGTCTGTAATCAGATGCGAAACTCTATCTAAATCAATCAAGGAAGATTCAGGGTGGTTGAGCTCTGATGTTGACAAACCTTTTTGTATTATTTTTTTATATCTTTCAGCTTCTCTTTTCAGAATTTTTTCTGGATAAAATCTTCCATTACGATTAGCAGTATCGTATTTTTGTAGAACTGCATAAAACTCAAACGGATTTTTGAAATCCATTTTTTTTGCTTGTTCCATTAGTTGAAGATTAAGTGAATCATGGGGATTAATATACCCTGCGTCCATTTCTATCAAAATTCCATGACCAAGTTCATGAGCTTCTAATATTCTTAATTGTTTCATCCTTTATTTTCAAATAAATATACAGAATTGTAATCTTAATTATTTTTTAGACTTTGAGAAAGTAAAATAAGAGTTCTTTTCAATATTATTTCGGTAAATTGATTTGATGATTATTTTAATTTGTTTTTTCAGATTTTCTGATTTGAAATTCAATTCTTCATTTGCAAATAAATTGACTTCCAAATTAAAAAAAGATTTTTTTCCTGTAGATATTCCGCTTACTCTTAAGTCCAAATCAATTATTGTTTTCGTTAAAAATAATTCTGATTTGTTAGAATCGTACACTGAGTGTTTTATTTGTCTACTTAGGTTATTTACAATTCTGTTCCAATTTTCCATTTCTTGTATGGGTGTGACCCAAGACTGAATGTTAATAAAAATTGATTTTAAGTTTTTGGAATCAACTGTTCCATACATAGATTTAATTGGATTGAAAAGATTTAATTTGACGCTTTTTCCTTTTTTCATTGATACTCATATTACATTTAATTTATTTTTATAAAAATACGAGTAGTTTTTCCAATAGTCAAAAATGAATCAAAAAACAATATTTATATCTAATATGTTGATAATAGAAATAAAAAATAACGATAACCTGGAAAAATCTCTCAAACAACTCAAGAATAAAGTTATCAAAACAAAACAGAACCAAATTCTGAATGAACGGAAAGAATTTGAAAAAAAGTCTGTAAAAAAAAGAAAAAAATTACTTAAAGCAATCTATATTGAAAAAAAGAAAAACGGATTATAATCCGTTTTCTAAGGAGATTAATTTTACATAATTGATTTGAGAAAAATTCTCTTTATGTAGTTTTTCGATTGTTTCTGAAATTTTAGTTTTCATTTCAGATTCATCTTGTTCAGAAAGTAAATTATTAAGTTTTTCGATAGTGGTTTCCTTTAACGATAAATATTGCTTTTCCAGAGTATCTTTTTCGGATTTGATAACTTCCAAAAAAAGTTTTTTAGTTCCTGAATCCATCGATTGAATATAATTTTCCAAGGTTTGATTTGCAATTTTTACCATCGAATTAAGTGGAATTTTTACAGGGTCATTATCCCTTTTGGGCTCACTCATCAATAAACCTATAATACTTTTTTTGGATTGAATTCTTTCTGTAATATTATGTTTTGTGGTGTAGACCAAATTGTCAATGTCAACGTATGAATTAGTTTCAGGAGTATATTTTGAATAAGGCATCTTAATAGAATGAATAATCTTGGAAATCAAATTCAATCCTTCATTTAAAAAAATATCTGCCTCTTTTTCAGATAATCCCTGTGGAGTTGAGAGTTGTTCATATACAGAAAATAATTTCGAGAACTTTTTATTTTTCAAAACGTTCCCTTTAAACTCTCTAAGAGTTTTTTTAAATTCTGCTTCATTTTTATAAGAGTTTAGTAAATTCTCCTCTATAATTGATTTTAACTGACCAAATGTCATTCTATCTACTTTTAAAATAAATATTAAGAGTTCAACAACTTATTTAATTCTTCAGAAATTTTTCCTAAAGATTTTTGTCCGTGTCCCAAATCTATTACCTGTTTACCTTCTATCAAATCACTTTCTACTAAAATATTCATGTCTTTTTGTTTGGACTCAGGAGTAATTGCCGTATCAGAAGGTGTTGTTGTCTCAGGTGTCTCAGGAGGAGCCAATTCTGGTGATTGAGGTGTCGATTCTACACCAGGTAAACCTCCTAAAGTTTCTTCCCCACCAGGTGTTGTCTCAGCTCCGGCTGATGGTGTTGCTCCTGTTGATGAGCCATAAAGTTTGTCGATATTATCAAAAAAACCAGTTTTAGAAATCACTGTTGGTGTTTGTTTCAATTCTTCACCTACAGCTCTTTCAATTCTCTGTTGTTGTAAATCCGTTTTAACCTCATCATCTGACCAAGCAAAAATATGTTTTTTAGCCCAAGTGGAAGAACTGGCAGAAATACCGTTCCCTGGGTCTGAAACCAAATCTTTGTAAAGCAAAACTTTTTCTTTCCAAACATCAATTTTAAGTAGGTCTGCTTGAGTTGAAGGGTTTGTAAGACCTAAAGTAAAATTTTCCAACTCATCTTCGAAACCTAACAAAAACAAATGAACAATTGCAATTTTGTTAAGTTCTTGGAGCATACTTCTCTGAATCCTATTTATAGTTCTAGCAAAACGAATGTCTTGTAAAGACAAATTCTTACCATCACCGACAACTTCTTCAAACCCCAAAAAGGCTTTAGGTACTCTTAGAGCTGTTAAAAGTTTTTTCTGAATATATTCAATATCAGCAATTTCAGATAGATTTTGTGCACCAGCTAAAGTATCAATTGGACTTGGAGCTGCTGGGTCTCTCACGGGTACAAAATAATCTTGGTCCACCGCCATCTGATTAAATCTCATGTCTACTTGTCCCGTTTTACTATCTACAATTTGTTCTCTTTTAAATTTATTGGCAACACGTTGTACATATGCCTCAACATCGTCATCGTTCATATTTCCAACAAAAACCTTAAAAATTCTTCTTTCAGGAGCTCTTGATGTACGATAAATCAACATTGCATCTTCGGACAATAATAGTTGTTTCCAAATTCTTCTAGCCTTTTCTAACATCGAAGTTCCATAAGGTAATCTTCTATCGTCTCCAAGTAGTCTAAAGTGAGCAATTTCCCATGATTGAAAAGTCATATTTTTATTACTCCAATCAAAGTGAAGCGCTTTTCTGTCTTCAGGTTTTTCAGGCTCTATCGTAATTTTTTGGCTTACACCCACCTCTCTACGTTCTATTTCTATAGTTGGTAATTGTTGACATCCTACAACCCCTTTTTCTGGGTCCAATTTGAGATAGACAAAATTATCACCGTACTTACAGGTATTTCTTGTCCACATTGGAAGATTGGTATTGATGTCTAAAGAGTTGTTGAATAAGTCTGCTAACACACCTTTTATCCTTTTGGATTCGGAATAAATCTGTAGAATAAATCCATCCTCATTTGGTGTTGTAGACTCCTCAGCATATATGTCTAAAGCTGCTGAAATTTCAGGAGTATACTCCATAGATTCGTAGTCATATTGAGCAGATAGTCTCGATGGTTCATAATAAATTGCTTGAGAATATAAATTGTTTTCGACTTTAGCCCACTGATTTGCAATATAATAACTCTGTTGAGCCTGTAATTTTTCCCTATCATATTCATCTTTACTTTTCGTTCTAAGAAGTTCTTTCTTATCAAACTTATAGATAGGATAATCTTGATTGAGAAGGGAATTCGGACCAAAGGTTTTCGATAACCGTTGCCATACCGTTAGATTCTGTTCACTCATTTTACAATTTTACTTGATACCAAGATAATATAAATAGTTATTTTACTCCAAATAACCACCCATATTTTTGATAGTCACTTCTTGAGGGTTGACCAGGTTTGTGTGAGTTATAACGTCCCATTTGGGGTACCATAGGATTAAAGAATTCAGATGAGTTTTTGTTTTCGTGGCTAATATTAGTCCATGAATTTAACATTGCCTTGGTGTGGTTCACAACTTTCTGTATGGACTGAAAATTCTTTTCACCAACATAAATCGCCATAGACATAGCCATAATACAATCATCATGGTGACCCTTTTGATGGTCAGGTCTTCCGTGAATGTATATAAAAGTGTTCATTTCATTATATAGACGATTTGAATAGACCTTGAAATCATGTCTTAATGCCTCTTCAAATGCTGATATGATTTGAACCCTCTTCGAGTTAAAATTTATTCCTGGTATTTTTTCGTTTAGTTTGGGGTCCCATTTCCATTTTTTTGAGGGGTCTATATTGTCTACATAAAGTCCACTAGAATATGACATTTCTTGCATCTTTCTTGCAGTAGAGACTCCCATACCACCCGTAATATCAATCACACAATAAGCATTATACATCGAACCCCATTTATACGCAATGTCTGCTATGACATCAGGTGGTACCTTTCCAACGTATTCCAATACTTGTTCACGAGTATCAAAGTCGATAATTTCAATACATGAGAAGTCCTCAGAGTCTCCTCTCGACACATCCACACCCATGACATACTTGTGATTATTTTCGACCTCTTTGAAAATCCACAGTGAACCTCCCATCATTTTCGCTAAAGGTTCCCTTAATTGATTGTGTGAGATGTTTCTCATAAGTTCGGGCTCAAAAACGTTATCACCAGAACCTAAAAAATTACACTCCAATTCCTGTGCAACTTTTCTTCTATCATACTTCAATTTCTTCACCATACTCTCAAACCAAGACGAACAAGGCTTATATCCTTTGGATATATAATCGGTTGTTATTGCGTGGTCTCTCTCATATGGATTGTTAACTGATAAATCGACTATGATATCTTGAGGATAATCTTCCCTATTCAATAAAAAATGAACTAAATCAGTGGTTTTTACCATGTATAAATCTCTAGTATATCTCGGGTCTCTATACCAAAACATCTCGGAGATTTTGAATTCATTCATTCCTCTGAGCGCTTGGTCATATATATCGTAATATATTTGGTCGTAACCATTTGGAGTGGACACAACAATGACCTTACCACCAGTCGAAAGGGAGGCCATACAAGCTGACCAAAAATCATTATCTGCTTCTATGAACGCGGCCTCGTCAAAAATCAAAATTGTTGGGGTGTATCCTCGAAGAGCATCTTTTGAAGTCGCAACTGCTTTAACCTCACAATCGTTTGTTAATTTGAAATGCCTTTGAGAATTTTTATCTACTGAAAATCCAACTCCAACCCAAGCAGGCCATTGTTCTGTGAAATTTCTAATTTTATTAGCCATTTCAACGGAAGTGTCGAGTTTGTTAGCAATAATCAGAATTTTTTCAGGTTTTTGTTTTTTTGCAAAGACCAATTTTTTCGACGCCCAAGCAGCGGTGACAGTAGAAACACCAGCTTGTCTATATTTTAGGGCTATATTCTCATTGAACTCGTCATAATCTTGTATTAAACGAATTTGGTCTGGAAAAAGGTCTAATGGGACGTATTTTGATACAGTATTATCATAAGTTTGTAAATAAGTTTTTAATGCATACGGAGTATTCCTTATGCATTTGGTCCCTTCGATAATTAGTTGTTCTTTAGTCACAGAAAATTATTTGGGTCTCGATATTCCCAAACTTCCCAAGAAATCATCTAAATCATCATCTTCGTCATCGCCACTTTTACCTTCATCACCTTGGTCCTCTTGATAATCTTCATATTCTCTTTTCAATTCCATGGCTTCTTTCATGATTTCCTCGAATTTTTTAGTTGCCTTTTCCTGTTTGGATTTATCCTCAGAAATAGCATTACCTATAATTTCCAAAAATTCTTGAGCGGGAATTTGGTATAATTGAATTTCAAACCAGTTTATTAACCCCTTGTTTGATTCATCAAACATTTTATCAGGAAGAGAAAATCTTATTTTTTCAACAACCTCAGGTCCAATACGTAGTTGCATAGGCTCATTTGATAAAATATCGACTTGGGATTTTACTTTTTCTCTCATACTCGGGTCGGTAGGAAGACCAAATCTAGCATTAGCAGCTTTCACACCTTTGATAATTTCATGTGTCAAAATTGGGAATATTAACCCTTCAGCAACAATTTTGGTGTCTGGTTTTTCTTCACCTCCACTTTCATCGCCATCTTCTTCATCGGCATCTTGTAATTCTACTTTTCCAGCAACTCCGTTTCCCGTTGCACTCATTTGTTCAATCATCTGTTCCATACTGAAGTAGAGAAAATCATTGATTGCCATTACTCCCAAATATGCGGGGTATAGTCTCGAATCAATTCTATCCAATTCGGATTTTACCTCTGGTTTTTGAAAAAGGTAATGACCTTTCTTGGCAGCACCCTGTACAATAGCGTTTATTAGGTTTCTCTTGTGTTTTTCTAATTCTAACTCTTCTTCTTTTGTTAAGTCTTCAACATCAAAAGATGGAATCTCTATTTTTTGCTTTTTATCTTCTTCCTCTTCTTCGTCTTCTTCAGGGTTAAACCTGAAATTTGAAACATCAATCGGCTCTCTATTTAATAAAGCTTCAATTTGATACCATCCTTCAGGCACTTCAGTCTCTTCTAATGAAACTTTTTTTGCCAATTCTTCAAGTTCTTGTCTGTGTCTAGCTTCGATTTGAATAATCATAGGGACTTTACTCATTTCCTCCATGTATATTCTTTGAATCATGTTTGGTGTGATACTTTGTAAAGTCCTTGCTTGTCTTAGTTTATCAACAACCTTTTTAAATCTTGAGCTTGCAATTCTTGAGACATCTTTAGCTCCTTTCCTAAATGCAGGATTTTGAGCATATAAACTTTTAGCACTTTTAAGCTTTCTTTCGAGATTGGGGTCCATCCTTTCAGGATAATCTCCATAGTCTATTTGTTCTCTAATTACTTTACTCATTTTTTCAAAAGTTTCATTATTGTCTTTATTACATTGTCTTTTGCGTCATCAGGTGAAATTTTTTTTGCTCTCGGAGCTTCCTTTTCACCAGGATGAGGATTTTTTCCTGGTCTCATAGGTCTTGTAGGTGAACCAGGTTTTTCTTTTGTACCAGGTTTTTCTTTTGGTTTTGTGGGTGCAGTAGCAGGACCTTGTTCTTCAAGATATTTCATCAAGTCACCTTTTGTGATTTTCGGAGGTAAATGTTTTTCGACAATTCTTGTGATTTCGTTTTCTAAAAATAAAGATACGGGATTTTTTCCTTCCTTTAAAGATTTTTTAACGTCTTTAACACATCTTTCATACTTGTTCATTTCTTTAGCGTTCCACTGACTTCTTTTCCTACTTCCAAATTCTTTACCCAATTGTGCTGTGCAAATTGCAAAAGGGGTTTTTTCGGTTTTTTTATCCTCCATTATTCCCATACCATCAGCGTCATCGGAGTCCATTTCTTTATCTACCTTTGGATTGTCTCCATAATCACTCGGTCCTACTTGTCTTTTATCTTGAGTAGATTGAAGCTCGAATGGGTCTTTTTCCATATCCACATCATCTTGTTCTTTCACATCACCCTGTTTTTCGTAAACTTCAAATGGTTTTTTTTCCGCTTTGAGTTTCTGTATTGTACTTGAATCTCCTGCGGAAACCATCGTGACTTCACTAACCAATTTTTTATGAAGTACCCCAATTTGAGCTTCATCTAGCTTTGCAACAGTATTCGCGGATAAACCTTTTTCGATAAGTTGAAACGCTTTGTTATTACTTTTCATATACTACATTTTTTTCAAATTCCAAAATAAAATCTCTTTCGTAGAGTTTATCTTTTATTTTTTGTTCTTCCTCTCCAAACCTAAAAACCAATCTCTTTTGTCCTCTTAACTCTTCAGGTTCCCATCCTAACGCAACCACATCATCTATTGCGTCTATCATACAAAAAAAATCGGAGTTCTGTATCAATTCCAATTTAATATCGGTATTTCTTAGAACTCCAACCTTTTTAATTTTTTCAAGTTCAGGAGGACTTGGATATCCATTCGATGGTTTACTTTCCCAAGAATCTCCCCAAACATCTACAATATCAGAAAAAATAAATTCATATATATTATCACCTTTGTAATCAGGTCCAAGACCGTTTACAAATACTAAATGACTCATACAACAAATCCCTCAGGTGTAATTTTTACTTGTTTTTCTGAATTTTCAAAAACCAAGTTTTTCTTGTTTGTTTTACCTATCAAATTAAATTCAAAATTTTCTTCCAAGAATTTTCTTGAAGCCGTTTCTTGTTCAAGTGACTCTGTGAATTTTGAAACACTTTTCATCTTTTGTTCCAAACGCGCTTGGTTTTCTATTTTTCTGTTCCCCTTTCTTTCTCTCACTTCTAAAATTTCTTTTTTTGAAATTTCAAAGTATTTCGATAATACCTTATCAACTTTTGATTCTTGATATACATTATTTAGAATCATACCGTGGTCTCCCTCTCCCATTTCTTGGTCTACAGGGATATCCATATCAGCTTGAATATCTTTTACTTCAGTATCTGAGGTAATGTCCTCTTCTGCTCCACTATCACTACCTTCTTCTGTTCTTTCCTCAGCTTGTTCAAACTTAGCCATGATATCTTCTTTGTCTTCATCAGACAAGTTTTTTAGGTCTAATGCCGATAGAACCATATTAATCACATATTTTATATCCTCAGAAGTCATGCCATCTTGGTTATCATAGTCTCTAATCTTTTGAGTTAGTCTACCTGTAAGTTTTTGAATTGTCTTGAAGGTAATCATTTCTTGTGATGGTTCACTCTGAATATCCTCTTTACCGGCTTCAATATCCATTTGTCCATCTGAGGATGACACCTCATCATCTGTCATATCAATATCCACTGAAGGAGAAGTTTCTTCAGGACCCATATCAAGACCCGCTTCAGGAGCACTCGGGAGTTCTGGTGAAGGAACTGAAGGTGGTTGTGAAGGCGCCGCTACAGCCTCGGGTTCATCCATTTTGGGTTTTGGTGTTTTGAGAACAAATTTTTTCTGCTCCCCAAAAAGTTCTACACCCTCATCATTTTCGTTAAGCCTATTAATTTCCTTGGCGAGAAGATTCAATCTTTTCAAAGCCTGAGAATAAGATGGATAATACTTTCTGTTTTTCATCGGCTCAATATATTCAGTCACGGATTCAGAAATATTTTTTTTAATAACATAACCTTGTTTTTCTTTTACGATTTGATACTCAGAGCCATCCGCTAATGGAATTGAAAATTCTGTATTAGATGTTTCATTTAAATTTTTTGGAACCGTCTCATTATATCGAGCAATTTCCAAAATTCTTTGTATTTTATCCTGTCCTGAAAGTTTTTCACTTCCTATTGGTTTTAAGTCTGCCATATATTTTTTTTTTAATTTAATTTAATTATTAAGTCCATTGAATCCTCCAATTTCAACTGCGTTTAATTGTATTGCGATTCCACCGTTTGTCGCATATTCAGGGTGTGGGTAGTTGAAAGTTGTCCCACTTTCACAACAAGTTCCAACAGATTCATAGAATGCATTCACAGATGTACCTGTGTAATATGGACCACACTCAGCACAGTCGGTGTACGGTCCACCTAAAGAACCTCCGATGTCTGTAGATGGTCCATAACTTGTGTCAGTTATAAAATAACA